AGGACAGCGTCTCGAACGCGCCGGCGACATTGCCGTAGGAATCGGTCGAGGCGGCGCGCCGCTCGAACCGGACGCGATGCGTCATGGGAGCGCTCATCACGTCGCCCAGACGCGGCGATAGGGCGCGAGCAGCCGCTCGGAGCCCAGCGGATTTTCCCGCGCGGCCTCGGAGGCCGCGTCGCCGCGATGCTGCCAGAGATGGCCGACAATGAGCAGGATCGCCGAGCGGATCGGCTGCGGCACCTCCGCCGCCGTCGCGCCGAAGCCGGCCGTGAATTCGACGACGACCGGCGCCGGCCGGTCGAACAGCGCCGGGCGCGTCCAGGCCGGCTTGAGCCGGAGGAACGAGCCCCGCGCGTCGTGCTCGATCTCCCAATGCGTCCCGCTCGCCGTGGTCAGCGAGGAACCGTCGCCGCCCGCCGCGTAATACTTGATCGTCGCCGCGCTCACGTTCGGAAACGGAAAGCGGATCACGCCGTCCGCCGGCCAGCGGTCCAGCCTGATCTTCCAGACCTGGTTGATCAGGCAACGGCCGAGCGTGCCGGCCCAGCCGTCCAGCCGCGCCGTGGCGGCGGCGACGAAAGCGTCGATCTCGGAATTCCAGTCGTCCGCGTCGACCGCCAGATGCGCCTTGGCCTCGGCGCGCGTGATCACCACGGCGGCGGGGCCGGTGACAAGCTGCGGTTCGTAGGTCATGGCGGGTCCGGTCAGGAGGAATCGGCGGACGGCGGCGCGCCGCCCGCCCTGGCGTCAGTCATCCGGTCAGGCCGGCGGGTTCAGGGTCGGCGCGCGCGAGGGGTGGGCGAGCTCGGCGACAGCGGCGAGGAACACGTTGCCGCTGTTGTTGGCCGGCGTGATGGTGAGCCGCGTGTAGCGCTTCGACCCGCGATACCCGAGCTTGAACACCTTGTTGTCGGCGGCGAAGGTGAAGCTCGCCAGCGCCTCGGTGCCGATCAGGTCGTCGTCCGCCACCGCGTTCGCGCCCGACATGTCGGAGGCGTCGCTTTCCTCCAGCAGCGTGGTGAAGGTCGCGTCCGCGTCGGCGAGCGAGCCGGTGAGGATGATGTAGGTCAGGGAGTCGAAGCCCCGGACGTCGATGATCTGGCCGACCTGGGCGGTGTTGTCGGTGACCGCCGCGGCGGGCGACAGGACGCGCTTGTAGTCGGCGTTGTTCATGTGATCGCGCATGGCGCGGGTTCCTTTCGTTGAAGGGAGAAAACGGATGCGGCGGACGCATGGCCCGCCGCACGGTCAGAGCGCTGCGCCAGGAGGCGCTGCGGTTACTCCGAGAACTTCATCAGCTTGATCGCCTCGAAGTTGATCACGCCGCCGCCCGTGCGCTTGGTCGTGTAGAAAATCACGAAGGGCTTGGCGGTGAAGGGATCGCGCAGCACGCGGACGCCCGTCCGGTCGACGATCTGATAGGCCTGCCGGAAGTCGCCGAACGCCAGCGACAGCGAGCCGTTGGCGAGCGCGGGCATGTCCTCCGCGCGCGTAACCGGATAGTTGAGGATCGTTTCGGCCGCGCCGGCGGTCATGCCGGGCATCCACAGCGCGTAGGACGGCGAGGCGGAAGGCATCTTGATCTTGCGGATCAGGTTGATGACCGAGCGCCGCGATACCCACCGGGCGTTGGCTAGATACCCTGACTTGAGAAGACCGACGAGGTCCATCAGCTTGTCCGCCGCGTCGGCCGCGACGAAGGCGCTGTCCGCGCCGGAGACAAGATGGCCGATCTTGCCCCAGTCGACTCCGGAGCCGGCGTCCGCCGCCGTGTCGTAGCCGCCGGCGAAGCCCCGGATTTTCGTCGCGCCGGTGCAGAACTGGCCGTTCTCGAACCGCGCGATCTTCTGCGCCGCCTTGTCGGCGATCCAGGCCTCGACATCGACCGAGGCGTCGTCCAGGAGCTTTTGCGTCGCCTTGGGCGAGGTGTCGATGTTGTGCACCGCGATCGCGTACTTGCCGAGGTCCGGCGTCGTGGCGTTGCCGGACGTGGCGGTTTCTCCGGCGTAGTTCGCGCCGGCTTCGCCCGTGTCCTCGACGCCTTCCAGGCTGTCCGTCGAGATGGTCCTGACGTCGGCGATGCCGCGGATGTCGGACGTCTCGTGCAGCTTCTGCACGAGGCGGCCGGTCGAATCCGGCGTGACGAGATAGCCGCCGTCCGGATCGACGCCGACCGACAGGGTCTTGACCTCGTCGGCGCTGAGCATCTCGCGGCCAAGGCGCGCATACTTGTCGAAGGCCGACTTGTAGGCGCGATAGCCCTCGGCGTCGATCGGCTGCATGGTCTTGCCGCGCGACGCGGCGAGCGAGCGCGCCGTGTCGTTGAAGGCCTTGACCTCGGCCTCGGTCTTGTCGTCGCCCTTGCCCTTGCCGGCGCGGGCGAGACGCAGTTCAAGCTCCTCGCGCTCCTTGCGCTCGGCGTCGATGCGCTTTTCAAGCGCGGCCTTGCCTTCGACCGCCGTGTCGAGCGCCGCCTCGACCTTTTTCAGCTTCTCCTCGGTGATGACGTCGACGCGCTTGCGCAGATCCGCGAGCGTGGAGCCAAACGCCTCGAACGCCTCGCCCTGTTTGGCGATGAGCGACTTCAGATCCTCAGTCATTGAGGACTCCTTTCTTTATGGTGTTGATGTTCCGGCGGAGCATTTCCGCCAGGTCGTCGACCGAAGCGCCCTCGTCCCGAGGCTGCGCGACGGACTTGAAGCCGGTCGCGGCGATCGCCCGCGCGGCCTCCCGCGAGAAACCGCCTGCATCCCGCAGGAAGTCCTCGAATTCGCGAATGGTCATCAGCTCGCCCGCGGCCTTGACCGCGCGGACCCGCGCCTGGCCGTTGGCCGGGAAGGTGACGACGGAAACCTCCATGAGATCGACCGCCTCCAGCCTGCGGCGCGGCTCCTCGGGCTTTGTGCCCATCGTGAACTTCTTGGCGCGATAGCCGATGGACAGTCCGTCGAGCACGCCTTCCTTCATCGCGCCGTAAACCTGCCGGCCGCGATCGGTGTCGAGGTTGATCAGCCGGCCCTTGACGGCGAGGCCCGCCTCGTCCTCCGCCATCTCCGACCAGACGCCGATGGGGATGCCGTCCGAGTCGGTCATGCCCCAGCCGCCATGCTGCAGCAGCATCGGCGGCAGCTTCTTTTGCGCGCGCCAGTCCCTGAGCGTCCCCTTGAACGCGCCGGGCGCGATCACGTCGCCGTAGGCGTCGACGTTGCCGAAAATCGCGCCGTAGCCGGAGAACTCGCCGGTCTTGCCGTCGATGTCGCCGGCGGCGAACTTGACCTCAACGCGCTGCATTGTCGTCTCCGTTCGGCTGCGGCGCCATGACGCCGGGATTGAGCCGGTCCGCCGCGGGATCGTCGCTTCGGTCCATGTCCTCGAAATCGCGAATTTCGTTCTGCGTCGCCCAGGCCGGATGCCCGCCCGCGCCAAGCGCCTTGGCGTAGAATTCGGCGCGATCCTTGGCCGCGCCGCGCATCAGCGCGTTGGGCGTGAACTTCGCGTAGTGCCCGGCGGCGCGCTCGGGCTCCGTCAGAAGGTTGATGTCCGCGCTCTGCTCGATACGCTCGTACCAGGGCGAGAGCGTGTGCACGACATGCGCGAGGAACATCTGCTCCGCGCTGGCGTAGGTCGCGGTCTTGTCGGCGTGGCCGACCATGATCGGCATGACGCCGAAGGCGCGGCAGACCTCCTCGATCTGGTGCTTGCGCGTTTCGATGAGCTGCGCGTCGACGCCGGTCATCTGCATCGGCCTGAAATCGGCCTCGTTGTCCAGCACCAGCGGCTTGCCCGAGCGCTTGCCGCCGATCGCGTGCTCGTCCAGCCACGCCGCGAGGAACTTGAACCGCTCGTCGCTGATCGTGCCCTTCATCGAGAGCAGGCCCGAGACCTTCGCGCCGCCCTTGTGAAACTCGGCCTGCGACTGCTCGGTCGCCATGGTCAGGCCGATCGCGTCGCGCGCCATTCGCGTTGCGTCGAGGCCCATCCACGAATTCCATGACGGCCCGCGCCAGTGCCAGATGTCCTCCGCCGCGAAGACGGCCATCTCGCCGTTGCTC